TACTTGACTACATTGGATTTAGCAACTATACATTTAAAAGAGTTGACGAAGAAAATGATCCAATAATTCCCTACTTCTTTATTGCTCCAGACCAAAACGTTGCAGAGGTTTTAAATCAACTAGCGGTATCAACACAAACCGCAATGTTTTTTGATGAGTATAATAACTTTGTTGTAATGAGCAAAGATTACTTAATGCCGACCCTAGCACAAAGAGAAACAGATTTTGTTGTTTCTGGATCAAATAATCAGACAGACTCTGGTGTAATAGAAAATGCCACATCTGGTAAACTTCCAAACATATTATCTGTTGCATCACAAGACAAGAAAGTTTACAATGATGGAAAAATTAACTATACAACAAGATATATTCAAAGATCTTATGGATCAATCCAACAGTCAAGTATGATTGATAAAGAAAAAACATGGATATATAAGCCATCACTTTTGTGGGAAGTTGCTGGAACGGACTCAACAAAAACTATAAACGAGTTAGCATCTAAACAGGGTAGTTACGTTCTTGGAGCCATGCCATTAAATTCGGAAATTCTTGCGGTGGCCCCTACGGTTTCAGGGCACGCTGTAGTAAACAACATAATTGATCTTGGAGAAAACGTATATTGGCTAACACGATATAACGGATACCTGTATTCTAACGGGGAGATTATTAAATACGATGCCGCAGAGTTTAGCATAACGGGTGTTGGAAATGTTTGGATTAGCAGCAATCAGGAATATCAAAAATATTTTGCATCTATTCCATTTAATGGAAAAATATATCCAACGGGATTGGTAAGAATATACTCAACCCCATACTACGAAACAGTTAATGGAGTAACCAGGCTTCAAAACGGAGCGGTTGTAGACCATGGTCGTGGTCAATTTGGAACAAAAATAACTGATCACTACGCTGGAGTAAATGCTTATTGGACCAACAACGACAATGTTCGTGGTGTTGATATGAAAACCCAATACCTATTTACAACCACACTAGACGAATATGTAACTTTGCCAGCAACAACAACTGGTGCAGCAGGAGTAAGCAATACGGTTGCAGGTCAGTCAACAAGAAATAGCATAATCAAAAACTTTATGGCAACAAGTAATCTAACAGATACAGATATTAATAGTTTGCCAGCAACACAGACTGGAACAATTCAGTCATCTGCTTTGGTATTTAACGGACCAGCATTTAAAACTACGGAAACACCACTAAACTTTGTTTCATATGTTTATAAAAACCTAGATAATGCATATAAACATTTTGGAACAAGAATGCGTATCGTAGGTAAAATTCAAAATAATATTGCTTCAACACAAACAGCACTTGGCAGCATTCCTTATTATCAAGTTAGCGGAAGCCAACCAGATCAGAACGTTAACATTGGCGGAGGCTCTGGAGGTCTTGCGGTTTTGTTAAATCCAGAAACAAACAACGGATATTATTTTGAAATAATTGCCCTAAGTGAAGATAACATTACTCCTTATTTAAAATTAAATAAAGAGAATCAAGCAGAAGTATCAATTAACAATGTTGTGTTTTATAAAATTAAAAAAGATTCTAGTAATACCAACGCAATTCCAGTCAAACTCTGGGGTGGCTTAGCAAAAATACTTGTAGACGACGGTAAGTTTTCTGGACAACAAAGAATGGCTGCTGAAGAGAATTCAACAGTGTATGATTTATCAGTAGAGTATCAAGACATTGGAAAAACAAGAAGGTTTTATTTATACATAAATAACCAACTTATTAAAGTAGTAGATGATAACGATCCACTTCCAGCCTACAACAATATGGCTTTATTTGTTCGTGGATCGTCTAAGTGTATGTTTGAAAACATTTACGCTCTATCACAAAACTATAGCCAAAACACATCTTTTGTTGTAGGAGACACATTGTCAAAACAGTTTGGTGATTCACAGGTTGATGTCAATGAGTCTTTTAGAAAATATGCTATGAGCGGTATTGTACAATCAACATATCTATCTGGCATAAGTTCACAACAGCCACCAAACTACAGTATGTATTTTGAAGAGTTTGGCTCCATTATGCGTGAATGTGCATATTTTGATATTAAATATGATCGTGCTTACCCAGCACTTTATGCACAACTATCGCCAACGTTTAGCAAAACAAAAGGATACACAACCTCTGGGTTTTACGCAAACTCCTATGGTGCTGAGTTCTTAGTCTTTAACTCAACAGACAAAGCATTAAACCTAGATGAAACAACTGGAAACTTTTTAAGAATTCAAGGCGTTACTTTTACCCAAGATACAACTCATGAATTAACAGTAGACGAGTTCTTTAAGAAGCGTGGTAATTTATCTGACCCAGAGTTAGTAGGCAGCACACTTACCTATTCACCACTAGTTGAAAAATCAAGGTATGATGAAATTAAATTAAGTAGATTAACATATGGAAAAAATGAATTTAGTATTGATAGTACATACATACAAACACAGGATGATGCAGAAGCCATGTTGGGCTGGATCATAAATAAAGTCATGGTTCCAAAAAAATCTATTGGTATTAATTTATTTAGCATACCAACCTTGCAACTTGGAGATATAGTCACAGTAGACTATAAGGATTCATCAGGACTTGATTTAATTACGTCAGACCTTTCAAGGTTTGTTATTTATAATATAGAATACGCTAGGTCTGTTTCTGGACCAAGCATGACAGTTTACTTGAGTGAGGTATAAAAATGGTATCAGCAACTCCACAAACACCATCGTCAACATCTGTTTCAAATAGTGCACCTCCAAATCCAGTAAAGACGGCACCAATAGATACGGTGTTATTTAATGATGACTCTATGTCTATTGAAATAATGGCTGATTTAATTTTTGAGGATATTGGTGGGCACGAATTAATAAATATTGCTAGAAACGACATTATTAATGGACAGCAAATATCTTACACTCCAATCAAAAACCTTGGTCTAATTCAACAAAAGTATAATCCAAACAATATCCTTGGATTACAGGCTACCTCTGAAAAATACTTTGCTAACTTTCCTATAAAGTTTGAAGAGAAGGTCCCTGTTGAAGGCAATGGGCCAAACGGTTCAAACGTTTATTTTGACGATGTAACTGGAGATCTAATTATTGAGGGAGTTAATTTAAACAAAGATGAACTTTTTGAGGTTGAAGTGTCGTTAAATGGTACAATATATGAAGCAGACTTTGGAGCAACTACGTCATGATAACTAATAAAGGTAAAAGCATTATTGGAAAATATATGCTTGGTCAGGCACCAGCCTATGCCTCATACCTAGCCGTTGGCTGTGGCCCTATCCCGCTTCAAACAGAAGATGTTGCTGATAACTTTGCAACAAAAGAAAACCTTGACTTTGAGATGTTTAGAGTTCCAATTTCTTCAAGAGGATTTGTAAATGAAAACGGTATTGATAAAATTGTACTTACCGCAGAACTACCAACAGAAGAAAGATATGAAATAACAGAAGTAGGTTTATACTCTGCAGGATCTAACCCATCTGCTGGAGCACAGGATAGCAAAACAGTCTTTGCATTTACCCAGGGAGAAAACTGGGAATACCATACAGCCACGGCTGCAATAGCAATTCCAGTAGTTTCTGTGCCACTAGATCCCAACGATGACGATATAATAAATGCAACAGGAACAGCAAATGGTGTATTCCAGACCAATGCAGATAATTCTATTTTTTATAATACAGATCGTGTTGCAAGATATGAAAGAGCAAGGTTTTTAAATAATACAATATTAATGCAGGGAGATGACTCAGACCTAAGTTTAGGTGGTGGTGGGTCTGGTGGAGTTGACAACATTGTTATTGATTCTGGAAATCATATACACCTTACATCTCCAAACGTTGACTTTTCAAGAAACTCTCCAATTGATGAATTAAAACTTGCATTTTCTTTAGTAAACAGAGATGGAGGATCTGCCTCAGTTCCAGATACAATTAGAGTTCTTGTTGACTTTGCAGGAACTGACCAAACAAATCCAAGCATCTATGCCAGGTTTGAAGTTAATATTGAAGACGGCGTTGATGGATATGACTTTGCAACAAACAGATACTTTGTTGTTTCAAAACAATTACAAGAATTATATAAGAGTCAAAACTTTACATGGGATGCAGTTAACGTGGTAAAGATTTATGTTTCTATTTTTGATAGTTTAAGCGGAGGCCTGCATCCAACTTCAGATTATTATATTGCACTAGATGCAATGAGACTTGAAAACATAGCAACGGTTAATCCACTGTATGGTTTAACTGGATACTCTGTTATTAAAAATGATGATGCTACAACAATCATTAAATCTCCTAACACAAATAACTACGTTGAATTTAGATTTTCTATTGGGGTGACCTAATGGTTGATGCAAACATAAAAAAACTACGTATTCTAAAATCATCACTTCCACCAATTGATCACGATACTTTAAAGTATAATTTAAGATATAGGATTATTTCTGACGATAGAAACAGAACTTCTCATTGGTCTCCAATTTATAACATTTCTGGAGAGTCAATAACTTCAGTCAGTGGAGCAGTATCTAAAACAGGCAACGTTGTTACAGCCGTATGGGGAGACGTAAATAATTTTCCAGAATATGATGTTTTTGTTAAATTTGACTCAGGCGACTTTTTCTATCACGGAACATCAAAAGTGCATTCATATTCATTTTTAAAAACTGGGACTACATCAGTCAGAGTAAAAATTCAAATAGTTTCATCAAAAAAAGAAATCAAGGCAGCACTAAATATCTTTGACTCTGGTTCAGTGTCTTTGGTATAATTAAATAGGAGGAATATCATGGCAAGAATACCATTACCCGAAAGAGGGCAACCGCTTGATGTAACATACATCTATCAGGTCGTCGATACCTTAAACACGTTATCAACACAGGTTTCTGATGCAACCTATAACTATACTGATATTGATGTAGTTGGAGGAGAAAAACAAAGTTTAAAAACTTCTAATACAAAGTTTATTGGAAGGTTTAAAGCAATTGCAAATAACGAAACCGTAACTGCTGGACAGGAAAAGTCTTATTCTATTGACTATTCTAACTTTAAGTATCCACCAATTATAACTTTGTCAGTTGTAAATACTAGCGGAACAACTGCTGGATCTAACACTACCGTAGTTTTAACATCCGTAACAACTACACAGGCTGGATTTACAGTAAGGTATGGTGTTTCTGGAACAGCAACTATTGGCGTAAATCTTATTGCTATTGGTGTGCCAAATTAGCATGGCTTGTCAAAGATGTAAAGGAAAAATGTTTGTTGATAGGATACACTCAAACATAGATCACTTAGAAACATATTGTGTCAAGTGTGGAAATAGAAAATTTTATCATCCACCTAGCGAATCTGTGGAGGGAAAATGGTTACTGCAAAAGGAAAAATTCAGAGCGAAGCATACAATAGCGAACCTGTAATTCCTGGCGGTAAAAAAATATGGTTTCTTAATGGAGACTTAGTAAGACTTCATCACAGTTCTAGATCAACAGGAATGGTAACTGTTTATAATATTAACAAGGATAGATTAGAAACTTGTTTACGTTCTGATTTTAGAAGAAATAGAAAGAAAGCATATACTGTTGCAGAGACTGCTAAATTAGTTAATCGTCATAGAAAATATATGCCAAGATTAATAAAACGAGGAGTCATTCCTGCTCCAGTTGGATCAAGCATTGATGGAAAAACTGGATGGCAAATTAGATCTTATTATTCAGAAGACCACGTTAAAGAGATTTGTGCTATACTTGCAACTATACATATTGGACAACCAAGAAAAGATAAATTAATAACAAATAACATGACTCCTACAAGCCAAGAGTTGACAAGGCGAATGGGGGACGGTATACTTACATATACGAAGACAGAAGATGGACGATTTATTCCAGTGTGGAGTGAGTCTATTTAATTATTGAATGGGTGGATAATGGAAAACGATAATACAAAGGTATCTGTAACACTTGGATATACACTTAATCTAGGAAATTTTCAATCACTACGCCTTGATTTAGGTATTGTAGATTCAAAGCGTGATGGAGAAAATATAGATGAGGCTTTTGGTCGTGTCTATAAATTTGTAGAAGACAAACTTACAGAAAAAATTCAAGAAGCAAAATCTGAAATCTCAGATTAATGGCTGAGCGCAAAGACCGAATGGCTTTGCTCAGTAGGTTTAACAAGTTTTACTTGCAACGGTATGAGCAGAAGTCTAACATGAACCTAAACGTTGAACAGTGGGCTGCTGATGCCCTTGTAGAATCATATGGTATTGCTCAGTGCTATGATATTCTTGAATACTACTTCAGCATTGCACAAGACCCCTCATGGAATTACTTTGCATACAATGCAGAAAAAATTATTAATGGTAAAGCCGAAGTAGAGCAAGACAAAAAAGAACGTCAAGAACGTAGGAAATTAGCAAAGGAGTGGTTAAGTGAATAATACAGAAGCAAAGTTAATTTCTGCAGTATTACAAGATAAACAAATTCACGTACTGCTTCAAGCAAATGTTGAAACACTATTAAGAACACATAACGATGTTTGGAACTTTATTCGTTTGTATTCTGAGAACAATCAATGCCTACCACCATCAGATTTAGTTACAGAAAAGTTTAGAGACTTTGAGCCAGTTGCTGGAATTGGAGCAACAAAACATCACCTTGCAGAGTTGCAAACCGAATATCTTAATGATAGCCTAAAAGACATTTTACGTAATGCTGCAGGAGAAGTTCAAAGCGGTAATGGCGGAGAAGCCCTTGAACATTTAATTACAAAGACTTCTGAGTTAAAAAAGAATACCTCTGCTATTCGTGATATTGATGCAACAGATCTTGATTCTGCAGTTGCATATTTTGAAATGGTTCAGAAACAAAAGGAAAATGGCCAATTAGGAATTAAGACAAACCTTCCAGGATTTGATAACTACCTACCATCTGGAATTATGCCAGGACAACTAGGAGTCTTTCTTGCCTATCCAGGAATTGGTAAGTCTTGGATGGCTCTATACTTTGCAGTTCAAGCATGGAAGCAAGGCAAGTCACCACTTATTATTTCTCTTGAAATGTCTGAAACAGAAGTTCGTAATCGTATTTTTGCAATTATGGGTGAAGGTCTTTGGTCACATAGAAAGTTATCTAATGGAGAAGTTGAGATTGACATGCTTAAGAAATGGCATGCTAACAAGGTTGCTGGTCGTCCAGAGTTTCACATTATCTCAAATGATAGTGGTGGAGAAGTAACTCCTTCTGTTATTCGTGGAAAGATTGATCAGTACCGTCCAGACTTTGTTGTTGTTGATTACTTACAACTTATGTCACCAAACCAAAAGGCTGATTCTGAAACGGTACGAATGAAGAATCTTTCAAGAGAACTTAAACTAATGTCTATTGGCGAAGAAGTACCTATTATTGCTATCTCATCTGCAACACCAGATGATGTAAAGGATCTATCAAGTCCTCCAACGCTTGGACAAACTGCTTGGTCTAGACAGATTGCTTATGATGCTGACTGGGTTATGGCTCTTGGTCGTGCAACTAATAGTGATATTATTGAATGTGTATTCCGCAAAAATCGTAATGGATTTATGGGA